CCGTGGGTTCGAATCCCACCCTCTCCGCTCCCTTGTTTTACAAGGGATTTTTGGCATGGACTGCCAATGGGCTGCCAATGGTGGTCGCTACAGGTTGTCCAGCCACTCGTCTATCCCGTTGGCGATGGCGTTGGCGAATTTGGATTGCTGGGTGGCGGCCAGGTGCCAGTCGGTTTCGTTGGATCCGAAAAATGGCTCGGCAATGACGGCCGGGCAGTGGGTGAGGCGGAGGAATTCCGCGCCGCGGGATTTGCTGTTGCGCGGCTTCGGGCCGCGGGCGGGCAGAATGTCGGGCGGGAGTTGCATCTGCGTGGAGGTATCCAGCTCCTCGGCCAGCAGGCGCGAGCTCGGGCTGCTGTGCCAGTAGAGCCATTCGTGGCCGCGGGCCGTGGGCGTGGCGGAGTTGAAATGCAGCTCGATGGCTGCTGTGGCGCCTGCCTCTTTGAGGTGCCCGGCCAGCCAGCGCATGGCAGAGCTGTAGCCGCCCCCCTGGTAATGCGAGACAATAATGCTGCGCACGCGGAAGTCCATGAGCCGGCTGGCAATGCGCTCGGCCAGGGGCAGGTGGTAGTCCCACTCGCTGATGCCACCGACACTGACAGCCCCGCCGTCCCGGCGCGCACCAATGAAACGGCTGTGGCCAACACACAGGGCGATAAGCGGGGATTTCATACGGGCTCGGCTTTCGGGGGATGGATCCAGTGCGTCAGCTCCGCCACGACCAACTCGAACCATTCCGGCGCGTTGTCGATGCAGGTGTGGCTGTATGGGAGCACCAATGGCTTCTGGACGTAGGTGAGCGGGCTGTTGGCGCGAAGGTCGTGCCCTTGCGGTCGGGTTATTTCCTGCCGAACCGACACAACGCGGCGGACATTTCGCGGCACAGAAATTTTAGCCAGTTTGAACAGCGCACGGAACGCGAACGGTTGGAGGATGTTTTTGCGGGGCAGCCATGCGGGTCGATACACCGGATCACAGGCCAGCCACAGGTCAACGGAAACGCCGAGCTTGTAGCAGCAGCGGGCAAAATCGCAGGCCGCAGCCTGCCCGTGCGAATATGACACCATGGCCGCGTGTCGGATGCCTTGGCGGTTGAGTTGGTAGGCCAGAGCCTTGACGTTGGCCGTCCAGGTGCGCGGCTGGTAGGTGGTGACATCCTCGCGGGCATATTTACGGATCACCGAGAAATACAGGTCTTCCATCCCGGTGCGGCTGGCATCCGATTCCGTGAATCCCTGAAATGAAACGATAGCTTTCATGGCTGCTTGTGGAGTCGATGCAGCGCCTCTTCGAGTCGCGCCGTCGCGGCATTGCTACTCTCGATCTTGGCGGCCAGCGCCTCCATTGCCCGCACGTTCTGCGTGGACACTTCTGCGCTTCGTTCGATGATCCCGTAGATGCGGGCGTTGGATGTTTTCAGATCCTGATAGACCGGAACCAGCAGCGCGAGAAACACGAGCCCGATGCCCCATTTGCCAAGCGCCCAAACCACGAGCCCGGCCCATGTGCGCGGCACGTTTATGTCGGGCGGCGTGGTGGATTCTGCGATGTCGTGGATTTCTTCTTTGGACATGGTGGGTGGTTAGTTAAATAAAAATTCCTGTTACCAAGCATTCGCTAGGGATTTGATTCATTGTCAAAAGCGTTCAGTATCAAAGGCGTCCACAATTCAGCGATAGCCTGCGAGGATGGGTGTGTCCCGTCCGGGATAAGAGTGTTTAGTGCGCGTCCATCCTCCTTGAAAGATGTCCAGACATCCACGAATGCCCAGTTGCGGCGACGTGCGAGATTGGCCATCAAAGCCGAGCGCAACGACTGCTGGTCATTCCCGAGCTGGTTGAGGCCAGAAGCCGGACTTTTCGGGTTTGTAGCAACCAAAATAGGTATGAGGTCTGCGTTACGAGAAAGCACAGCGTCCACGATTTCTTCCACGCCCTGAACCCATCGCCGTGATCCGCCTGTGAAATCTCCCGCCCATTGGTCGTTGATACCTCCGTGAAAAAACAAAACGCCCACCCCAAAATCAGCGAAAAGCCTATCAACATGCCGTGGGTTGCCCGTAATGGTGATGGTGCTGGTTGTCGAGGTGATTCCCGTAGCCGTGCCTGTTGCAAGCGCAACAACTAAAGTGGCATCATTGGTTTGCGGATTGATATGCTCAAGCTGTATACTGGAACCAAATCCCGTAACTGCGAATAAATCAGTGATTGAGGCGTTAGCAATCAAAGCCTGCCGCACTTTCCCCGCCCAAACGGCGGCGGTGTCACCTGCGGCCACTGCGACATTCAAGGACAGCGGAGAGCCTGACAAACCTGCCGCAGTCACTGTCACTGTAGCGTCACCGCTGCCCGTCACCGTGCCAGTTGCCACCACGGTAGCCATCGGTTTAATACCGAGCAAGTCACTCCTCAGGTCGCGGGTATTTCTGCCCGGATACGAGTAATTGTGCAGATAAATGGTAGGACTCCCCCCCGTAGTTATGAGGTTGTTTGTGCTGCCAGAGTTGGCGTAGTCAATAGCACGGCGGTTGACCGTTTTGGTGCCGTGTCCGTGCCGCAGGAGCATCTGATAAATACGGGCGTCTCGGATTGCAACTGTCGGTTCACCTCCAATTCTGAAAACCGCAGTGCCCACATCACGAGAATCGACCTCCCAAAGCCCGGTTGTCGAGGCTTGGGTGAGCGTGGTCATGTCCGTCCATGTCGCTCCGTCGTCAGCCGATTTGGAAAAAGTAACAGATGATCCGCCTGCCCCGTTATCTACGTCGAACCGCGCCCGCAACGTCCAATCCGTTCCATCTGCGGGAGCGGTTGATGTTACCGCGCCCGCCACCGTGCCAAGATTTGCGGAGGTTAGCGTTTGTAAATTCCCAGAGCCGTTATAAAATAGTAACTGTAGGCGGCGGCTATTGACGATTTTTAGCTGAAAAACACGAGTAAGCCGAGGTGACGCCACACCCCAAGCCTCAAACAAAGCGAACCCGTGGTTTCCTTCCCAATCGTTCAGGCGAATTTTAATTTCCACGTCGAAGTCTCCCGTCGGGATGGGGCAATCCAGCCGGGAAAAAGTCGGACCTATGACGGTTGTGTTGGACGCTGGAAAGTTCCAGTAGAACTCTCCGCTTGCTGCTTGAAGAATGGTTTGCGTCCATTCCCGCAAGCTGGCGGAAGCGTTCTCCGTGATAAGTCGTTTTACGACGCGGTGTCCCGGATACAATCCCGCAAGGTAACTCACGAAGCTCTCGGCATATTCGTCGGGAGCGTTGCCGAGGGAATCCCCGACCACGCAAACATCTATTCCACGCGATGAATCCAAAGCCAAACGAAGAGGTGTAAACAAGCCACCATTGATTTTTGTTCGGCGTGGCGGGATATGTAAAACCTCCTGCGTAGCCGCCGGATCGGTGGCGATGGCGGCGTTGACCGAAGTGTTGGTGACATCGGCCAAAACGGCACTGGCGGCCGCTGCGCTGGCGCTGGCACTGGCGGCGCTGGCTGAATTGCTGGCGGCACCTGCGCTGGCACTGGCGGCACCTGCACTGGCACTGGCGGCGCTGGCGCTGGCACTGGCGGCACCTGCACTGGCACTGGCGCTGCCGGCACTGGCACTGGCGGCGCTGGCTGAATTTCCGGCGGCAGACACGGCGGCCTCCAGATCGGCCTGCGCGTCTCCCAGCACCTCGCTTAAAAGCTCCGCCTTGGACAATTCTTCCATGGCCCCAGTGTTGTTATTGAATGCCAGCAGTTTGCCTTTGCGCTGGGCGGGGGCTGACAAGGTGGTGGGGTTGCCGGCTGGTTCCGCGCCGGGGAAGGCGATGGTCGCGCGAGCGTCCAGATCGCGGATCATGCGCACCAGGGCGTCGAGCTGGGCCTCGATCTGGATGCTGGGCAGGCGCTCGTTGTAGGTGAGATCCAGAGCTTGCGCGATGGCGGTTTTGCGCAAAAAGGTAACGGTGCTGCCGGCTGGGGGTGCTGTCTGGAACACAATGGTGGCAGTGCCACCCAAATTGGAAAACGTGTAATCGACACCCGCGACTTGGGCGGTCACTGCGCCTGCGGCCGTGGTGATCCATACGCCGATTTCACTGGGCCCCGCGGCTACGAGCAGCGTGGCAAAGGTGGTGTTGCTGCCATTGCCTGCGGCTTGGTATTTGACATTTTCGTTGGTTCCTACAGCCATGCCGGAACACTGCCGCAGGAGGCCCTCCGGCCTCAATTTCCTCCAGGGGAAATCAGACGGTGCCGTCGTGCAGCAGCCGGTAGGTGGCGCCGCCGATGGTCAGCAACACATATTGACTGCCGGATCCTGCGCTCCCGGTGCCGCCGGTGGTGCCTTCTCCGGTGGCCACGCCGGGGCCGGTGTAGTAGGGCAGCGCCGCCCATGCCGTGGTGCCGTCGCCCACTTTGATGTATCCGGTATCGCTTTCGATGCCCATTTGTCCGGCTGCCAGCGTCGGATCCGCCGCCGTCCATTCCGCGGCGGGGTTGACCAGGGGCGTTCCAAATGGCGCGGGCAGGGTGATGCTACGGCTCAGGGACATTGGCTCAGTCTTCGGTGGTGTTTTTGTAAATGGCCTCGAGATCGCGCGCAATGTGACTCCACGACGCGGCGGCGGCTGCGGTGGGGCTGGCCACGCCCACGCCCATCAGGATGCTTTCCGCGTCCTTGATGGCGTCTTCCCAGGATCCCTTGCCGGTGGCGAGCTTGCGGATGGTGCCCGCGGCCTTGGACGGGCCGGAAATGAGGGTGCTGCCAGGCATGTATTCGCCCGCGCCGGCATAAATCATGTTTTCGATTTCCTTGCCGACGATGGGCAAGCCACCGATGGGGCCGGACAGCGCCATAAGCGCCAGCCGCGTGGGATCCCAGTTCTTTTCATCGAACACCTCATCGTCCTCTCTATCGTCGCGCAGATCACGCACGGCGGCGCGCACCACCGCGGCGAGCAGGCCGGAAACCGTCCAAGTAATGGCCGCGGCGCGGAAGCGCTCGAGGCCGGTCTTCTGCATCAGGCCGTAGGCACTGAGGGCGATTTTCTGGCGCGGCTCGCTGGCGAATGCCCACATCATGCGGAATGCCGGATTGGTGGCTGTGACCTCGATGAGCGAGCGGGCCCCGGCGCGCATGGGCTGGGCCACCTGGTCGGTCAGGCGAATGGTTTCCTCTTGGGCCCACTGCTCGGGACTGGGCATGCCGCGGTCCTTGGCCAGCTTGAGCTGGTAATCGTAGATGATGGCGTAGGTGCCAGCGGTAAAGAGCGCGTCGGCGCCGGATATCAGGCTGCCGAGGCGGGCGGTTTCGTGCTTGAGGCGGCTGGGCGGGCCGCTGGCCAGTCCCTGCATGGCCTGCTGCACGGCGGGCGGCATCTGAGCCAGGCGGCGCTGGATGTAGTCGGAGCGGATCGCCTTGCCCCAGCCGAGCTGGCCGGTGGTGAGTTTTGCCAGGCGCGTGAGGTAGCTGCCCACCGGCATCTGGTAGGCGGCGGCACCGAGCTGCACGCTTTGGATGGCCAGCACGCTGACGCGGCCGACGAGCGCCATTTGGGAAATCCGGTCCAGCCCGCGCTGGAACCAGCCGGAAACGGCCAGGTGCGCCGCGGCATCGCGGGTGCCACCCTGGGCGAAGTAGTCGGTCCATGCGCGCAGGATGTTGAGCGCTTCCTTGCCGGCCTTGGCCTCGATGCTGTTCCCGAGGTCGCGGTTGTTCACAATGGCCATCAGCTCGCTGGACAGCTGGCCGTAGGCGATGAAGTGCTCCATCTGCTTCACGTGGGCCACGTAGTGCTGCAGTGCGTCCATGCGCTGCGGCTCGGCCACGGCGGAATGGCTGCGGTTCTTGAGGCTGCCGGGCGTAAGCCCCGGGCCCTGCATGGTGCCGGATACCGGATCTGCCATCTGGCCGCCGGGGGCGTGCTGCGGTGCCACCGCGATGGGGCTGTAGTCCTTGTGGCGCGGCATGTTCACTCCGTAGAGGTCGGAAAACACCGCGTTGATGCGGTCATATTCGGCGCCGTAGTTCTCGCGCAGGTGCAGGCGGATGGCCTTGGCCTCCTTGGAAAGCTGGCGCTCGATGGCCGCCACGTCCTCTTCGCGCCAGTGCCAGTCCGAGGTCACGGTGGTGGAGCCGTCGGCGTTTTCCTCAATCTGCCCTTCCATGTGGCGCCGCCCATCGGCCTGGGCCCACCACAGCGTATAGGATACCGCCTCCATTTCGGTGGCGGTCTGCTTGCGGCCTTGCCAGTCGATCCACTCCACGGTGCGCTCGGTGGCCAGCTTGTAGCGCAGTTTCTCCCCGGCCAGCGGATTGCCGGCCAGATCGTTGAGCAGCGCCTCCACGGCATTGTGCGTGCGCTGGATGGCATCCTCCTTGGCATTGGCGGCGCGCAGTTCCCACTCGGCAAACGAGCGGGCGGTGGCGCTGCCTTCGCCAAATACCAGCCCGAGCATCTGGTCGAAGCTGAAGATGGAGAGCAGTGCCTCGCGGGTGCGGCCCAGCTTGGTGCCGCGGGCCTTGATCTCCGCATTCACCCGCTCCATGCGCTCCCCGGCCCGGCCGGTGTCGTGCTTGAGATCCGCGCGGCGGCGGGTGATGCGCTCGCGCTTTTGGGCGGCTTTGATTTGAGCCTGCAGGTAGCCACCGGCATAGGCGCTGGTCGCCTCCGCCAAGGCCATTTCCCGCCGGGCGGCATCCGCCTTGCGCCAGTCGCCCACCAAGCGCACCAGATTGGCTTCCAAGGTCAGGTGGGCGGCCTGCTCTGCGGTGGTGGCCTCAGCCTCGGCCAGGCTTTCCAGGCGGGTGGCCTCGGCCTCGGTTTCCGCGGCGTCCAGGAACATGGCATCCTCGATGGACCGAAACAAGTCATGCACGTTGGCGCCGATCTTGCCCTTGGGCCGCTTGCCCGCCTCATCGCGCTCGGGCCGCGTGCGCTCGAGCAGATCGCGGAATTCGCGGTCGAGCGTCTCGCGCATCCATTTTTCCAGCTCGCGGTCGCTTTTGGCGATGGTGTCTTTGAGAATTGCCAGACGCGCCTCCTCACTGCCAGCCCGGGCAATGTCCATGATCCCGCCGATTTTGGCCCGCACCGGCGGCGGCAGCGCGCGCAGGATCGCCTGCATCGATGCCAGGGCGCGCAGGATTTCCTGCTTGGGCGAGTAGTTGGCCGCCTGCCCCTCGCCAGCCTGGCGCAGCCAGTCGTTGGCCTCCTGCTTGGCGGTGGTGCGCGCGGCGCGCAGCTGCTGCTGCACTTGGGCGAGTTGCTCTTTCATCGCGCCCACTTGCGCCTGCTCGCTGTGAAGCGCCTGCCAGAGGGTGTCCACATCGGGGCTGTTGATGAGCCCCTCGTCGTAGAGCTCTTGGGCCGCCTGGTCGGGCGTGAGAGTGCCGCCAAAGATCGAGCGGGAAAGCCCGTCGCTGCCGTCCCACTCGCCGCCCTTGTAGTCCTCGCCAAACAACTCCGCGCGGTGCTTCATGGCCGCGCTGCGGCTCATCAGGCGGCCGCGCAGCGGGCTGTCAGGATCGGCCAGCGCGGCGTGCACCGGCTGGCTCTTGATGCGCACCAAGTCCTCATTGCTCAGCAGCTCCCAGTGCCGCGCATACACGTCGTTTTCCAGCTCCTCGCGCCGCACCGCCTCGCGCATGGCCGCCTCCTTGAGCAGGCTCTTGCGCATGCGCTTGCTGCCGGCCACCAGCTCGAAGCGCTCGGCATCCAGCTTGAGCCGCTCAAACTCGCGGGAAATGCGCTGGAATATCTCCGCCCGCCGCCGCGGGTTGCGCACCCGGTCCAGCGCATTCATCCGCATCAGGTCCAGCCCGCGGGAGGGGGCCAAAGATGCCGCCCCGGAATCCGCCGGGGGGGACTGGTTAAAAGGATGAGCGATCAAATCAGGCTTTGGACTAACTCCACCATATAGCCAAGGGGCTGACTTTGAAGCATTGGAAAAAAAGAATTTTTCACTCAGCTTGCGCGGGCGGTCTTCCCATTCACCGAGTTTTTTGACCAGCGTTTCATAAGTCGTAAGTGATCCGATTGGCCTGGCCGTTGCCGCGTCCAGCACAGGTTCCCCATCGGTGCCAGTCGTGATTCTTTCCCCTTTTACCAGGTATGCGTATTTTGCAGGAAACTCGAAATATCTGGAAACGCTGATACCACCTTCATTCGGGTCCGTTTCTGTGTCGAAATCATTCAATCCATGATTTTTGCTTCCATGGTGAATTCCTTCCTTCAAATATTTGAAATCATCCTTTGAATTCGTCACCCTGATATAAGTGTCTGGACCTAGCTTTTCGCGGCCGATCACTTCTTGGAAAAGTCGGAATAAATGATTTTCAATTCTTTGCGGCCAGCGGTGAGAACTTTCCGATATTACAGCGACCATTCCGTCCCCGTGCCTGAATGCATGCTCTTTCACTCCATAATCTTCAACAATAGCGATGGCATATTCCCCATTTGCTTGTAGCGGAATTACTTCCTTGATTCGTTGGTGCAGCTTGCTTTCCGGCAGGGCCGCGTCACCGATGTTGGCCCCGCCGGGCTGGTTGGTTTGGATGCCGCCAATCTGCCCGGCCGCCCCGGGCCTGCCAAGGGAAAAGCCCTGGAAGCGGCCTTGGATCAGTTCTGGTTGGCCCGCAGGCTGCGCAGCTCCCGCTGGGCCTGCTGCTTGTCTTGCTGCAAGAATTGCATCCGCCGCAGTTTCGAGCTTGGAATATCGGAGGATGGCTTGTCCTTCACTGTTGGTGAAGGCTTGCCATTGGCCGCCGTAGAGCCCGGTGTCGCTGGCGAATTCATTGAGTGCATCGTTGCCGAATTTCTGCTCCAGTGCAAGCCGTGTTTTTTCAGACATGGCCAGCAAAGTGCCGCCCTGGGCAGCGCCCATGGTCACTACCGCCACCACCTCGCCGCCGTTTTCCTCGATGTAGGCCCGGGCCTCGGACAAGGTGCCGCCTTGGGTGGCCACGTCATCGGCCAGGATGTATTGGCGGCCAGCTTGGATTTGCCCGGCAAACTCCGGGCGCGAGGCCAGCCGGTGGATGGCGGTGGATCCAGTGCGCTTCGGGGTGTTGATAATCACCAGCTCATCATCGAGCTCCAAGTTGCCATGGTGGGCGATGGCCTCGGCCAAGGCTTCCGGCAGCCTATTCATGCCGGTGGCCTCCTCGGCGTGCAATCCAGCCACAATGGCCCCCGGGTGCAGTCGGCCCAGCTCGCGCAGCCGGTCCACCTTGATCAGATCATTGACCACCCGGAAGGCATCCCGCACGCTGCCCGCCTTGGCGGCCGTGTAGTTGGGGTGGGATTTCATTTTTCCCACAGTGGTGGAAATCACCACGTTGGGGAAATTCGCCGGCCACGGGCGGCCCAGCGAAAAGCTGCCGCCTGCCTCGGACAGGTCCACCGGCACCCCGTTCTCTTCGGTGATCTTGATGGCGGATTCGTCGAAGATGACGTAGTTGTAAGAGACTTGCCTGTCTGCCCATTGTTGAGCTTCTTCCCGAGAGGCAAATCCACCTTGTGCCAGAACCGTGTCACCATAATCTGGAGAGCGGCGGTCGGTGATTTCTTCCATCACCGTCCATTGTGATTTGTTTGCTGATTGCTTAACCTTGAAAGTTCGCCTGCTGTTGCCATCGAGGTAGCGGATGCCGCGGATGCCGGCGGCGGCGAGTAGTTCGCTTGCCTTGCGTGATGCTTCACCGCCAAAACCTTGCCCATCGGCACGGCCGAAATGCTTGGTCAATTCCGCATACATCGTTACCGCCGGATTGTGCCGCCCTGGTCCTTCATACCAGCCTTTCATTGTCAGTCCCAACCATTCAGACAATCGGAAACCTTCTGGCGGCGTATTGTCCAATGCGTCGAAAATCTTGCGCACCTTCTCACTCTGCTCGCTCAGCGGCTTGTCCCAATCCAGCAGATCGTCTTGCTCCACGTCGAGTTCCACGCGGTAGAGGTTGCCGGTTGGCGCCCCAAATCGTTCAAGTCCGGAGGAAAGTTTTGTTTCGTCAATAGATTCGATAGCTGCCAGCAATTCATTGGCATTCCGATCCGTGGCCGTAACGATGGCACGTGCTTTCCCCATGCTATCAATGGCCGATGCCGCCCGCTTTTTAACGGCTGGCCAGTCAAGTGCATCCACCCGTTGCCCTTCATAACGAAGCACCGGACTGTATTGCACCTTGGCCCGTGATTCCGTGTTTTCCATGTAGTTCTTGGCCACATCGAGAGCGTTGGCAAAATACAGCCCCCAGCCATAAGCCTGCGCGCCCTCGCCGGTGCCGATTTTTTCCGTGCTGAAGCGGCCCACCTTATGCGACGTGCCGTGCCAAGCCCCGATGGAGAAAGCCGCCGGGCCGATCACGCTGGGCGAGCCCTCCGCCCCTTGGAACGCGCGGGTGGTGGCCGTGGGGGTGACGGTGGCACGGCCAAGGGAAATAGAATTTTCCTGCACCCGCATGGCCGGGTTTCCCTCTCCGCCAAAGAATCGATCATTATCGACCATCCTTTGCATTTTGTATCCTTCATCGCTCAATCCCGACACATAACCACCAGGATATTCCACCACCATTTCAAAAACGCGATTGGTTTGATTGGCGGTTGCAAAGCGACGCAGCAGGCGGCGCGCATTGCTTTGGCTGTCTTCTTTGCCATGTAGCATCAGACTCACTCCGCCTTGTTCTCTGGCATAGTTTTGCAATCCGGCATTGGTCAGCCCCATGAAATCATCGATTGATCCAGCCAGCACTGCCACCACCTTGTGGCGATTGTCTGTGATGAAGCCGATTAAGGTTTCCGGGTCGGTGTAAGCCGCGCCAACTTCCCGGCCGAGTGCCGCCACCAACGAAGGATCGTCAATCTGCTTGCCGATTGAACTATCAAACAAGGGCCATGCGTATGGATCAATCCGGCCTGTATCTGCCAATTCGCCAGGCATTGCCACGGCATCCAAGACCCCGCCGCCGGTATCCTCCACTGTGATGTTGTGGAATTTCCGGTGATTGATAACCACGTGCCCACGGAGCTTGATGCCCTCAGCTTGCATCATAGCGTGGTATTTCCGTGTCAGCGCCAAATCGGCAGACGAAGGTGTGGAATCACCGCTCGGGTGATTGTGCAGCAGATACAATTCATCTGCGCCCACGCTTTTCAAAAAGCCAGCTTGTTCCGTGATTCCTGCCAATACGCCCTTGGCATGATCGGTGACGGCCGCCGCGCAGGGACAGCGTGATGTGTAGGCGCGCACGTCCAGCACCTTGTCGCTGGTTTCTCCGCGCTTGATGGCAATCACATAAAACGTCTCGAATAACGGGTTGCGCAATGCCTGCGCACGCTCCACAAAATCCGTGAGATCCGTCAGCGTTTCGCCAATGAATCGGATTTGTGGATCGAGTTGGAGCTTTTGCGCGAACCTTTCGCGGATAACCTGTAAGGGGCCGAAGGTTCGTCTGGATACGTTCCCTGTTTGAGCAGACTTTTCGGCAGCCGGATTGAGGATGCTTTCCGCAAAGTCGAGCAGGAGTTGGCGCTTGTCTTCATATTTCGCCTTTGGTTGCTCAGCACGTAATGCTTGCTCGCCAATCTTGTCAAGGAGTCGGTTGGCAAAGGTTTGCGGTGTGCTGCGTCCCAGCGAAAACGCCAGCTCGGGCTGGGCGCTCGGGTCTGGCAAGCGCGCAAAGCGTGCCTGGCCGGTGTCGTTGCGCAGGGCCAGCACGGTGCCGTCCGGGGCGATTGGCACGTAGTGGTGCTGGTCCATGCCGCTGTCGCGCTCGCTGGCATACCATTCCAGCTGGAAAATATCCACCAGCAGGTCCATGGTATCGACCGGATCGATGCCGCGGAAAAAGTCGCTGTTGAGCGTGTCGCGCAGCCAGTTCCAAAAGCCCGTTACGCTGGGGTCGGTGGGGTTGGCGCCGGGCTCGATGAGGGCGGGGCGGATCCAGTCTTCGGCCAGTCCCCGGCCTTCGTAGGCTTCCCATGCACCCAATACGGCGGCGTGTCTTCCGTCTTTGGAAAGTTGATTCCAAAATTCTCCTCCACCATCGGGTATTTGAGCGGGCGCTTGGTTTTGGCTGAGGTCGATTTCATGGCCGTCTGGATACAGCACTCCGGTGTTGCTGGTCAAACTTGGCACGGGGCCGAATTGTGACAAGCGGAATTCCGGGTAGCGCATGCCGCTGCGTGCAATGGAAAACGGAATATCATCCGCGTCCACGTCGTAATCGGAATTCAAGGCCGCGGCAAAGGCCTCGGGCGAAAGCGGATCGGCAATGCGGGCGGCCTCCTGGGCGGTTTGCCGGTTGAAATCGTCTTGCACGTCGAGCCCCAGCAGCTTGGCGAGAAAGGCGTCGTAGCTGTCGGCATCGAACTTGCCCTCGCGCTCGGCTTTTTTGATTGCGAGGGCGCGGGCCATCGCTTGGCCAAAGTGGGCGCGCACGCTTTCGATGAAGGCGGAGAACTTGCGGGTGGCCTCCGGTGCCAGGCGGGCCAGTGCGGTGAGGTTGCGGGTGACAAAGCCGCTGGGGACATTGCCGGCACCGGGACGCTGCGGCATCCGGCGCTTGGTGCCGCCAGAGCGGCTGCGCAGGATTTCCATTTCCATTACCTCGGAAATCGCCTCGTCGATCATTTCTTCGGTGATCTGCTCGTCGGTGATGCCCTCGGGCAGGAAGGAAAGGCGCTCGCCCTCGCGGGTGCGCTTGCCGGCCAGCACAGCGTCAATCGCGCGGACGAATGAAACCTCCTCCTCGCGGCTCAGTTGGCCGGCTTCCCGCAGGGCCCGGCGCCGGCCGTGGGTGAATTCGTGAAAGACGGTCAGCACACTGCCGCCTTGGAAAATTCGGTTCACGGTCTGCCGCAGGTTGTCGCGTATCTGGGACTCGCTCCAGCCGTTGACGGTGTAGGAAATTTCCCCGGTGCCGCCGGCCGCCTGTTCTTTCAGTTCGACTTGCTTGGCGAAGCGGGCGCCCATTTCCGGGCGCTCGGCCTCAAGAAGCGCGCGGTCCATCACGGTGCCCAGTTCAAGGCGCGTTTCCTGTTTCGGATCGAGCTTCTGCACGAAATCCGCGCTTTCCAGCAGGGATTTCATGTAGGCCACGGCATCGGCATCCAGATCGGCAAGGAAATCAGAATGCGCTTGGGCCATGGTCCACGCGGCGCCCATGCTCGGGGCAGTGCCCACGGTTTCCTCAGTGCGGCCGTCCAGCACAGTGTATCCTTCGCGTCCCGCCACGATGATGGGCAGATCGCCGGACGCGCGCAGTTGGTTGGCAGCCTCACGGCGGGCGCGCTCCCTGGCGGCCAGCTCCTCCGCCGCGGCCTTGGCCTCGGGGCTGTTGGGGTTGACGTTTTCGTATGCAGCATTGATTGCGGTCTCCCCGGAATTCAATCCCCTGGCAATACCTGCGCGAATGTTGGAAATGTCACCAGGTTGATACCCTACGGCCTTCATTTCCAAATCGCTGGCCTCTGCAAAAGCCTTGACGCGCGCATCCCGCCCAAATGACCCGCGGATACCAAAGAACGCCAGCGGGAAACCGAGTGCGAACGTATCCAGATTCTCCGCCCAATCGCCTTGGAATTCACCGTTTTCTCCCAGCCACTTGGTTGGTCCCACATCGGCGCCCAAGGCATACCCCAAGTCTTGCACCACCGCGTCGATGTAATTGGCGGATACTTCAGTGAGCCCTTCCTGTGTGCCGCCAGCCGCAAAGCGTGCACCCATCCGCCCAATCGGGTTTTCGATGCGGTCCATGATCCGGGTCAGCGCCTTGTTGAAATACGGCAGCTCTCCGCCCAGCAGCTTGGCCCCAAGTTTTTCCGATATGAATTCGAGTGCCATTCCTGCCGGCGCGGCTTGCGCCGCGAATTTATCGGCTTTCTCATAGCTGTCACCGGCATCCATCCTGCGTTGCAGCATGGATTGGTAATGGGATTCGGTGAGCGATGCCGCCAGCAGTGGTGCGGCATACATGGCCGCAGCAGACGACATGATCGCGCCTGGGGTCCCGTAGGCCATGCGCTCAAAAAACCGACTCACCGGCCCTTCCGAAACCTCTTTGACAGGATCAACCACCTGCTCGCGCAACATGACCATGCGGAATTGGAAATTCAGCCTGTCGCGCAACTCGCGCGCGGAATCAGCTTCTTCTGGAAATCCCACACCGGGCCGTCCGATTTCACTGGCCAGCCGGTCAAATTCCGCTGGCGCGCTGATTTGGCGCGCCGTGTTGAATGCGTCCCTGAGTCCTTTTTCCAAGTAGCGCCCGCCACTGGTCATCACGTTGCCCCAAAACGTTTGCTGCTGATCTTCGGGAAGTGCACGAGCCAGAATGCCGATGGCTTGCTCGAATTCAGGCCGTTGCTCGGGCGCCATCGATTGCCAGATTTCCCACGCGGTCCTGCTGGTTTGTGGTTTTTCGCCAAACATTGCGCCCAACACCCCCATCGCGGTGCCTTCTTTTAACGTGGCGGTAATTGGCCCGGATCCTTCCTGATCCTTGAACGATTGGATCATTTCCAGCAGTTGCGGCACATAGGGTTTCATCTTTTCCCGCTCATCCCGCATGGTTTCGGAATATGCATGGAACAATTCCCCGTCCTCCGCCGGATCGTATCCCGGCAAACTCATTGCCGAGTTGCGTGCCGCAACCCATCCATTTCGGAATTCTCCTGGATTGAGCAGATCAAGGATTGCAGATTGGCGCGCTTGTTGCACCACCCCCGCTATCACCGTAGCTGTATCCACTCGCCTAAGTGCCTTTTCTTTGCCCTTTTGAAAAAATGCCTCTTCGCTCTCCGCGCCCTGCCCCTTGAATTCCTCCTCGGCCACCCGCAGCCGCAGCAGGTAGCGGCCCAGCTCATCGGCCGGCGGATCCTCGCCTTGGTTGTAGAGGCGCAGCAGATCGTCATTGGCGGCCAGCATGCGCACCTGGTCGATGCTATCGGCAAAGCCTTGCGGTATGTCGGCAAATGCCTTGGCCGGATCCAAAAACCCTTCATCGACCACGCGGCGGTTTTCACTGAACCACGCGGCCATTGCCTCGTTGTGCTGGCGGCGGTCGGCCTCGCGCGGATCCTCGAAGGGCTGCAGCATGCCGGCGGGCGGCGCGGCGGATTGCGGGATTTGTGGGGCAGTGGGCGCAGCCAGCGGGTTGGGCGCGGTGATGGTGGGTGTAAGCGTGGTGGCCATGGTTCAGGCGTTGAGGAACAGATTTCTTTCAGCGGCGCGGCGTTTCTTGAGGCCCTCCAGCGGTTTGCCGCCCGCCTTGTGATAAAGCAGCATCGCATCCGCGATCTCCTGCTTGCTGCGGGCACCACCGGCCAGCAGTTTGGACACGCTGCCGGTGTTGTATTGGAACGAAGTGAGCGCATCCAATTCGTTGGGCGCCAGATCCAAGTTTATCCTGGCAGCATGGTTTTTCACTTGGCTGCGGGCGGCGGCCAGTTCGCTGGTAAGCCGTCGCTCCGCCTCCTGGCGGGTGATCGTTTCTCCCGGCTTGCCGCGCGTGCCATATCCCACGGACCACTGCTTGTAATCGCTGTATGCCTTGGGATTGAATCCCTCGAAGGATTTTACCATTTCCATCAAGTCACGCGGCAGGGTCATGCTGGTTTCGGTGGGGACTTCTCCTGTTGAGCCCGCTCTTCTTGGCGGCGCAGACAAGCGGGCGGCAGGCCTGCGGAATTCCATGCCGGAAATCTTATGGAGCTGGGCGCGGATTTTTTCCGGGTCGCGGGCCAGCTCCGGGTGCTGGCGGGCCCAGTCGCGCATTTGAATTTCGATCTTGCCGGTGCGCAGCGCGCGGCTGGCGCTGAGCTCGTCCGGGTCACCGCCGCCCTCCAGGGTGAAGGTAGGGCGGCCATCCAGCAGCGCGTCTTTGACGGCCTCGTCCCACGGTCGGCCGGTGGCCTCCTTGTTTTCGCGTTGTTGCCACAGCTCGCGGAATTTGTTGCGGCGTTTGTTCAGATCGGGCTCGGCCACAATCTCCTCGGCTTGGTTTTGGGAATACCCCAAGCCTTGCAGGTTTTGCACGTTGGCTTCACTCAGCCAGCCGTCGCGCAGCGCGCGGTCGGTATCAAATTCCTCGGGCTCGGCAGTTGGCGGGTCGAATTGGCCGCGCTTGGCGGCGGCCGTCACTTCGGCCAGCTGCAGGTCCAGCGCGGTCTTGGCCTCGGCCTGCTGGTTGTCCAGCACGGCGCGCACGCGGCGCTCCATGTCATCCTTGCGCGGCCCATCCGGCATTGCCTTTACAATGGCATTGAGCTCCACCCCCGGCATGTCGGGCGAGTCGCCGGTCACCGGCACGTAGTCGGCCAGCAGCGCGTTGAAGCGGCCGACTTGCTCGGCCTGCCAGTCGGGATTGTGGCGCAGGTTGTCGGCCTCGGCGCGTTGGTAGCTGGCCAGAAAGTCCGTGAGCTTCGCGCGCTCGGTGGGGCGGAGCATGGCGGTCTCCTGCTCGATCTGCTCGGGGCGGGAAATGTGGCCGGTGATGATCCGGTCCATGACGTTGGCGGATTGCTCGTAGGTCACTTGCCGCTCTACGCTGCGGGCGTGGCTGCGCAGCCGGTTCCACTCGGCCATGTCGTAGCCGGGCAGCGGGTTGGTGTTGTCGTTCAGCCAGACGGCCGCATCGTCATTGATGTCGGCCAACACGTCGTTGTGCCGGGCGGCTTTGTCGGTGTCCATCAGGCCCTTTTCGAGCGCCACGCTGTCGAGGATGCCGGTGGCGTGAGCGGTGCTTAGGGTGTCGCGGGCCGCCTCGTAATTCTGGTTATCCAGGTGGAATTGGTAGGCATTGGCCACCCGGCCGCGGGCGATCTCAATGCTCTTGGTGGCCGCTTGGGTTTCAAAGCCAATGGTGAGGCGGGTATTCCACTGGGTGAATTTCTGCTCAAACTGCGCCAGCGCCCCGGAGCTGATGCCAAGTTTCTTGGCTTCCTGGCGCAATGCCTCGGCGGTTTTTTGCCAATCGCCGGGCCACTTTTCGGTGTCCTCGCGGGTCATGAGCTGGATGGAAAAATCCGAGGCGGTCTTTTCCATACGAGCAGAGAACTCCGCGATCTTGCCGCCGTCCTCGATTTGCCGGACGCGGGCGGCCATCTGCATGCCGGCCGCGCCCAGCTGCGCGATGGTATTACCCAAGCCGGCGTAGGCGCTGGCCTGGGCCGCAGCGGCGCCCGGATCGGCCATGGGCATGCCGGGTCCGGCCTCAATGTAGCGCGTGGGTGGCAATGACATGACGGTCAGATTTTAGGTTCGTAATCAAGGGAGCTTGTTTTCGTAATTCAGAAAGCCTTGGGAGATGGAAGCCACCCCTTCCAGCCCGGTGGTCAGCGCCTTGGTGCGCAGCGCGCTGGCTTGGTTGCGGCCTTCCCACAAGCTCATGTTGGCCCCGGCTTGCAGGGCCCGGACGCGCTGCTGGGCGGAGTATCCCATATCCATGATGTCACGCTGCAGCATAGTGGCGGTTTCACCGAGGATCGCCAGGGGCGTGCCTTCCATGGCCAGCCCGGACTGGGCCACCACCGCCCGCTGCCGTCCCAGCAGGCGGGCATTCTCGCGCGCCTTGCGCCGGGCGTTTTCCTCGGCCACTTCCATTTCCTGCCCGGCCTGCGTGCGTTGCAGCTGGGCGTTGTAGTCGGCGGTTTTTTGGGCGGCATCCGCGGCAGCCTGTTGGCCGCGGTAAGCCATGAAGGTGCCCACGCCGGTGGCCACGGCCGAGAGCGCCATGGCGATGGGCACCAGAAACGGGATAACGGCCAGTGGTAGGATGTCGATCATTTCGCGTCGATTTGGTAACGGATGTGTAGCGACTGCAGCATCATGGGCAGCGGGTCGCGGCTGCGGAGCACCACCGAAATCTGCCGGGCCGTAGAGCCGCCCACAAAATCCTCCCGCACGCCGGTGATGAGCGGGCGGTTGCTGTCCATTGTGTCGTTGGACAAACGGGTTTCCATGGGCGTCCAGGTGCTGCCATCGTCAGTGGACAACTCGACCCCTGCGGTGTTCCAAAAAGAACTCACAATGCGGTGGATGCGTTTTTTGCCCGCTTTGCTCCAGCCGGCCACGTCCGGGCTTTCCAGCCAGGTGGGCTCCAGAATGGCCGTGTATGGCAAGCCGATCACAGCCACGGTGGCCACATAATCCAAATTTATCTCCCCATCCATTACCGTCAGCGGGCGGTGCACCGCGCCATCGGCCAGTATCACCACTTCCTCGCCCTCGAGGTGCGCAAGGCCGGTGACCGTGGAATTGGCCGGTTCAATGACCGGAGTGCCCAAATCATTGTTCATTGCCACCCACGCATCCGCCGGCACGTTCCATGGGTAATTCTCCGCGCTGTCCGCAGTCCACACGTTGTCCTGCGCTTTGAGCAGCCACTGGATCGCCCCAGTCAAAGCAACGGGCCCAATGGCCGCTACAGGGCCGCTGCCGTCGCTGCCTGCGGCATGGGTGGCGACAAGATCATCGAAGATATCAACGGCCGCATTGATCAGCGTGACCACGTGGGAGCCCAGGGCGGGCGCGGCAGTCACGGTGGGCACGCCCACCGCGCCTTCCGCTGCGGTGGCTTGGGACCAATCCGCCAAGTCCGGGAATGCCGCGGCAGACACCAATTCAAAAAAATCGCTGCCCTCGCCAATGTCTTTGCTTAAAGCAAATTCGCCCTCCTCAATGAAATGGGTCAGGGACACTTCGCCGCCGGTCACATTCTTGATCCATACCGGGTTCACACCAGAGAGCCCGTAATAAGGCAAATCATGGTTTTCCACGCCGCTGCCGAAATTGGCCGAGATGCGCATCACCCGCTTGTCCCCGCTGGTGATTTTGACCAAGCCGCCGGTTTGGCCAATCGTTAGGGCCGTGCGGGCGGTGGTGTTATTGATGGCAATTTCAGCCTCGGTGATGCTTGTGTCGGAGGTTTCCACATCCACCGCATTGTTGGCTCCAGCCGGATCCAGCGTCACGCTGCCCAAGGGCCGGATTGCCGAGAGCTGATAAACCAGCCCATCTGCCCTGTAATACGGCCGGTTGTTCTGCTGGCCGTTGTAAGCCAGGGCGGGCACCGCCAAATCCAAGCCCGACACCATCACCGATCCGCTCGGATTGGCAGCAGGAGCAATGGTCCGCGAGCAGTCGGCATAAACCAGATCGACAAGCTCGCCAAGTTTCAAGGCGCGCAGTTGGTCCGGGGCCAGCCGCTCGATGTAGCGCACCTGGGCGCCGTCGATTTCCCGTGCCACCACCAGCCACACATGATCTTCCTCGGCCGTAGCCGGCAGTGCGCACACGCTCTCGATGCTGCCCGAGGTTGTAAAACGGGCCCAGCCAGCCACGTTTTGTCCGCGCTCGTAGGTCATGCCAAGCAAATCGCCCCTGGTGGTGGCCACCCACACGATGGCCTCCGGGTTGCGCTGGATGGCCATTTGGCGCATCTCCGCATCCCCGAGGTGCTCGGCAAGCATCGTCAGGTCATTGGCCAGGTAGCCGTCCCGCTCAAAAGACCAGGCGAACTCGCGCAGCTTGCGGCGGCTTTTTTGAATAAAGACCACGCTATCGGAAATCGCGCGCGCCTGTATCGGCGCCGAACCATACGAGGTATTACGCCGCAGCCGGATGGCATCGTCGCCCGGGCGCTGGCCAAGCACCCACTCGCCCGAGCTGGTGCCGATCACCAGCAAGTCTTGGCTGACGAGCCACTCCACTTTGCTGCTCTCATCGGTGGCCAGCGTGTATTGCAGCGCGCGGTCCTCTTCCGGGCCCAGGCGGAAATCCCAATATGCATCCACCGCACTGCCCCACACACTGGTGGGCCGGTGGATTGTTCCGCCAAACCACAGCCGGCCGTCGTGCAATGTCGTGGTGCGGGGATACCCGCGCACCGCGGAATAGGCCGGTTCTTCCCACCGCGCGGTGGGCCATGGGCGATACAGCGGCCGCACTACCGTGGCGGTGGCGCGGGTGGCATCCGTCACTGCAGTCAGAGTTACCAGCCCGGTATGGGTGGCGCTGTCCGGGATGATTTCCAGCGTCCAGGTTTTGTTGCTGCTGATATTGTTGGTCGCCAGAATAGACGCGCGCAAAAACAATGGCTCACTCAGCGAGCCTGCGATGACTTGCTGCGCGTTGGCTCGATTGGCCGACACCGCGGTGTAGGTTTCCCATTCCACCAAGTCCGTGCTTTGTTGAATGAGCACCTCCACCAGTGGCTCGGCCGATCCAAACGCAGAATCCAGACTGATGGACACGCTAAAGGCCCCCAGTATCAAAATCGGCGTGCTGGCAGTGCCGACAGCCGCCAGCATGTTCAAGCTGGATTTCGGGTTGGTGCGGTTGTGGGAAATCACCCATGTGGTGCCCACGTGGCCCTCTTGAAATGTGGCGGCCGTGGCCTCGAGCGTTACCGATTGCCCGGTGCCCACATATTCGTTGACGGTGCCTGCGGTGGCTTGACCTACCAATTTCCACGCCTCGCCGCTGTAATCGTCGCCAACCGGAGCGGTCCCTTTGATGGACCCTGACAAAAAACTGGTGCGCGCATAAACCAGCGCCTGATAAGTCACCTGCTGGCCGGTGGTGTATTTGGTGGCGGATGAATAGGCCCCCACTGCACCAGCGCCCACCGCATCCACGCGGATGATCTTCACATAACGCTCTTCACTGGCCAGAATGCCGGGCTCTTTACCCGTGGCCGCCGTATGGTCCCCAATCACCATGTAATACACGCCAGAATAAAGCAGGATTGTGCCAGCCACATAGCTCTTGGCGTTGGACCACGTGGTGGCCGTCCAGTAGGTGGCATTGGGTGGCGTGCGGTTCAGGTTGGCGGCCGCACCGGTGGCTTGATACACCACCCCAGAGTGCAGCACGTGCTGGCCTGCCGTGTAAGTCACGCTGGCATCCCAGGTGTCCACATAGCCCACAATCAACGGGGTGATGCGCGTGCGCGTCAGATTGGGCCCCAGCGTGGACGGCCACTCGAATTTCGCATCGCCTATGACCCAGGTGTCGGCCCTCAATACCACTTGAGGCTGATGCTCAGGATGCACCAGATACATCACATCATTTTGCTGCGCATGCTGGATTTGTTCCAGTTGGGCGGCGCCAAACACGGTGTCCAACACCAACGGGGTATCCGGCTCGCTTTCCACCAGCTCGAGCGTCGCGGCATTCCACACACGCAGTTTCATGTCGGAAAATTCCAACACATAATCGGCACCGTCCCCGCCCAGCCACGGGATCAGGCGCACCGCGGTGTCGGCTGTAAGGGCAGCGCCCAGGTATTGGGTGCCGGCCCGCTTGACGGCCCCGCCATACATGCTGCCACGCACGTTTTCCATCTGGCGGCAGCCCATCTGGTATTTTTCCAAGTCGATGCGCGGATCCAGCCATGGGGAAATTTCCCCGGCGTTAAACGAAATGCGGCGGTCGATTTGCTCGCTCATGGCGCTAGTAGTCCTCGAGTCGCAGTGGGTTGCGGCGGGCCCCGCGGGCGCGCAGCAGGCGGCTGCGCGACATCACCTGGTTCCACGGCGGGTTTTCCTTGCCGTTGCTTTCCACGGCATCGATGTGGCGGGCACGGTGCAGCGCCTGGGCGGCCAGCGCTTCCATGATGGCGCGCATCTCCTGGTTGCCCAGCAGCGGCACGGCGATCTTGGCGGCCAGCCGCAGCGCGATGGCCTCCTGGCATAGCGCGTCGCAGGCACCAATGGGCACGCGCGCGATGTAGCGCAGCTCCACGCTTTCCTGATCGGTTAGCAGCCGGTCGCCCTCAAGGGCGAAATACTGCGTGCTGTCTTCCCACGGCTCGCCATTCACCTCGAGCAAGCGCAGCCAGCCATCCGGCAGCTGGTAGCTGCAATCGTAGCCAAAGGCCGGCGGCGCGGCGTCGCGCACCAAGGTGGCCCGGCGGCTGGCCCGGTTCCAGCGGCCCAGCCGCAGCGTCTCATCCACGGCGGCTTGCGCAAACTGGTTGCAGAGCCGCGCGGGCTTGCTGTCCGCGTCAATGATCGAAGACACCGGCGCATCACCCAGGTAGGCGAGCGCGGCGTTGGCGAGGTCGGTGAGGGTCTGCATGGATGCAAGACCGGGCGGGGGCGCTCATGTGAAGAGCACCGCCCGCCCGGTGGTTTGGGGTTCGCAGCAGGCGGTCAATCGGTCACAGGCACTTGTAGGCCAGCACGACGTAAATGTCGGCCGCGGCCATGGTGCCCGCTTCGGTGATGATCTTGAGCTGGATGCGACTGGTATCGGTGGATGCCACGCCGGTGTTCTTCACGTCGATCGGGTTAATAAACCCATCGGCGGTCAGCGCACTGGTGAGGAATTCCACGATGCCCACGGCGGCGAGGTTGGCCCCGTCGCTGTAGCGGTCCACGTCGGCGGCGTCGCCCACGTCCACGGTGAAGGCGCCGTCATTCGGGTCGCCAGTCACGATGAACTTGCTGAGCTCGGGCAGCACGCGCGCCCCGTCCGGCAAGCGGATGAGGTCGATCACATCGTTTGCCACGTTAGCAGCGGTGAACGGCACCTTGATGGTGGCGAATTGCACTGCGCCTTCGATGTCGCGCTTGTCGAGCGTCACGCCGGCGTAGTTGGAAGCCGCGGCGGTTTGCGCGGCGTATTGGGTGGATTCGGTTGCTTTGGACATGATGGTTGGTCTTTCTGGTAGAGGTTGGCCCCGCCCGGCTTGTCACCGGGCGGGGGATAAGGTTAGACACCTTCGTCGCAGGCGATTTCGATGACTCCTTCTTCATCCAGGCGGAGCGCGCCCCAGCCCCATTCCGTGCGCAGTTGCACGTCGTGGCGCTTCATGGGGAGCTCGTCGGCCCACGCTTGCGGGTTCTCGGCAATGCCGAAGACCACGCTGTTGCGGGCGAACATGTAGCACATGCGCACCTTGGTGGCGGAAGTGTAGGGCAGGAGTGCCGGGCTCACCGCCTTGATGGCCACGCCCATAAAGTTGACCACTTCCCCGCTCATCAGGCGTTGCAGCCCGTAGTCGGCGGAGGTGAATTCGGTTTCCTTGAGCATGTCGGCCACCTGGTTGTGCGAGAGCACCAGCGAGAGCGGAGATTGATTCTCCACATCCTGGCCAGCCACATCGGCGGAACCGAGCAGGCGGCAGGATTCGATGAATTTCTCGAAGGTAAAACCAGAGTCATTCGCGGCAAAGGACACACCCACCTTGGAGGTGGCCGGCAGAACAATCGGGGTGCCGCCGGTTTTACCGGATGCCACGGTGCCGCCCAGTGCGTCGATCAGGGTCTTGTCGCGGTCGCGGCCGGCGGCGGCCAGCTGCAAGCGCATGATCTGCGAGTGCGGGCTGCCCACGCTGCCGAGCTGCAGCACTTCGCGGCGGTCCAGAATGTGGGCGCTGTCCTTGAAGTTGACATACAGGTGGCGGAATTCGACATCGATATCGTCCGGGTTGGTATCACCAAAACGGGTGGTGATCTGGCGCGCGGCGACGGAAGGCAGCTTTTGGTAGCGCTTGCTTTCGCCGTGGATGATCTCGGTGTTCACAATGCTTTCCAGCCGTGATCCGAGTTGTTGAACGCCCAGCCGCCATTGATCTGCATACAGATTGGGGAAGGCATCAGGAATGTTACTATCGTAAGCCATTTTTTTGGTAGGTTATAAGTTAATTGAACAAACGGGTTGCCGTCCGAGTGTCCGCACGCTGCGGGTCGCCGTGGCGAAGTGCCGGGTGCTCCTACCTGGGCCGCGGGGCTGGGCCGCGCGGGTGTCCTTCGGATCACGCTGCCCATCATGCGGGCAGGCGCGCCGGGTGCTATTTCCCGGTGGGGAAATGCCCATAAGCAAATCGACCGGAGCCCCTGTGACAGGACCCCGGCCGACCGCTTTTCTCATATCCCAACGAGAAATCTAACCGCGCCGCTTTTGTTGGGCGGCTTCCAGCGCATAGAGGTCGTTGACCCGCTTGGCCGTGGTGGGATCCTTCTGCCACTGAGGGTTGGCCGCCATGATGGTGCGGGCCTGCTCGCGCGGGCTCATCGAGCCGCTGCCAGCATCCGCCCCCACGCCGGGCAGCGGGGCCTCGCGTAGCCCGCGCCGCGCCTCATCGACGATGCGCACAATGGCCGGATGGCTCATGGCCGCGGCCAGCACCGGATCGGCCAGCTCCTCGGGCTTGAGGCGGGTGCTGACAAAGGCCCGGTTGGCCTCCAAGCGGGAGTCGTAGGCATCGCCCCACTCGCGCTGAAACACCGCCTCGCTTTCGCTGACAAATTTACCGATCTGCTCGCGCAGCTGGTTTTGGCCGCTTTCGGCCATGTGGGCGATGGTTTCCAGATGGCGGTCCACCAGCGCCTGGGCGGCGGCCGCAGGGATGTTATGGGCATGAAACACCTCGGCATACGCCTTGGCATCCTCGTCGCTCCACTGGATCCCCTCGGGCAGCTTATCGGGCTTGAGGGTGTAGCCCTCGGCGGCTTCCGGCACCCCGGCCGCCTTGCGGAACTGCGCCACTTCCTCGGGCGTGCTGCCCTCGGTGGGCCACGATGGCCCGGGCGGTTGCCGCTTGCCCACAAAGCCGATGGTTTCATCCAGCGTCTTGAAAAGCGTGGCCTCGTCCTTGGCCAGCATGGCCTTGTTGGCCAGCCGCTCGAACCCAGCCGCCCGCAGGTTTTCCGCCCATCCCTCGTTGAACACGCCACCCTTGGCAATGTGCTCGCCAAAAAAATGCGCCGGTGGCTGCGTGGTGCCGCCGGTGCTATCGCCCGCCGCGGGGGCGGCGCCGGTCAGCAGCCCGCCGCCGGTGGCTGCGGCAGCCTGGGTGGTGGTTGCGGCCGCTTGAGTCGTGTTTTGGCCCGCGCCGCTGTCAGTGCCTGTGGTGGAGTCGCTCATGGGGTCGGCTGGGTTTGGTTGGACACAAGCCCGGCGTAGATCCATGCGGCGAGGTCGGGGTAATACGCGATGAACCACGCTTTGAGCTCCTCATTGCGGAAGCCGTTGGGCGTGATGGGCGGGTGGTGCGGGATGGTATCAATTGATACCTCAGGCGATTCCGGCTCGATAGCCGGCGAGTCGTTTGTCTGCGCCGTCGGGCGCTTGTTTTTATTGGGTGTGCTCATAGCGGTATGGAAAAATCCTTGTCGGCCCGGCGGCACAGGTCGATCAGGTGCCGCACCGCGGCGCGCTCGCCGTCGCGAAGCGCGGCCCGTACGGCATTCACCTCGCCGCGGTCGCTGGAAAGAAACACCCGGCCGGTCAGGTCAAAGCGCCGCACCAAATGGGCGAGCAGTTCTTGCCCGTCCGTAGTTTGAAAAACAGACAGCGCCACCTGCGCGATCCGCTCCTCGCGGCGCTGGCGGTCGGTTTCGGCGCTGGCCAAGGCCGCGCGTTTTTCGCTCAGGGTGTCCATGGTAGGGAAAAACTACAGTCCGCTCATCGCGCGGTCGGCCAGGCCGGGTGCCGCGGCGCTCAGTTTCTGTGCGGCGCTGGCGGCCTGCTCGGCCTGCTGCATTTGCATGGCGGCATCGGCCTGCTCGGCGCGGGCCTGCTCGATAGCCTGCATTTCCTCCTGGCTGCGCAGCCACTCCTCGGGCAGCCCGTTGTTGCGCGCCACCGTGCGCACCACCTCGGGCAGCCGCAGCGCGTCCATTGCCTGCGGGTAGTGGTTGAGCAGTGGGGTGACCAGCGCCATGAAATCCATCAGGTTGGCGTTTTCGCGCTGCTGCATGGCGAGCATTATGCGGTTTTTGTAGAGCAAACTTGGGGCGGCCACTCCGGCCCGGGACCCCATGGCCCGCACCACGCTGGGCGGCGGAGCGCCCAACACACCGGCGCGCAGCAGCACGCCAAACACCCGGTTGAGCACCGGATCGAGCATCTCGCTCACCAGCCGGCCAAACACCGGGGAAAACTGCGTCAGTTTTTCGCCGGCCATCAGGCTGGCCTCGGTGGCCGTCAACGGGCCGTGCTGGGCGGCGCGTTGTTGAAACAGGTTGAACAGCGGCACGTGGAAGATGTCCTGCACTTGGCCGCGCTTGGCAGCCATGCGGTCCATGCAGATATCATAGCGGCTGGTGGTGCTCCACTCGCGCAGCATGGCCGCGGCATTCGGGTCGCTGGGATCCACATAGGTGATCTCCAAGGCCCCGCGGGCCACCTCGCCTTCCAGGCTGCTGGGCGCAATCACCGGCGGAAACACCTGCTTTTCGGTGGCCACGTCGGCCAGCTGGTTGAGGAATTGCAGTTGCCGCGCATCGCTAAGCGCCACCGAGCCGGGCCCGAAGCCATACGCGCTGCGCCCAAAGCGCCGGTAGCGGTGCACCGCAAACGGAAACTCATGGTAGCCCGCGCGCGCCACCACGTGGCCGCTGGCCTCATGCACCACCACGCTTTCCCACACCCGGCCGCCGGTTTCATTCTCGGCGCCGGGATCATCCGCCGGCGGCGCCTGGTAATTGCGCCGATACACGCAGTGGATGTAGCGGGTGGCATTCTGCGCCTTGTCGGGCGAGCCCAGCGCCCCGCGCACCGCAGGTGGCAGATTGTCCTGGCCGAATTCCGTCGCCGCCTGCTCGGCGGTCAGATCCAGCTCGCGGCACAATGAATTGACGCGCCCGGCGGCATCCTCGGTGATGTAATACGTCTTGACCGGCTGGCAGCGGAAATACAGCCGCCCGTAGTCATCCAAGTCCCCCAGGAACAAGGCCGCCGTGCCAAACACCGGCGCCTCGATGAGGCATTCCCCGATCTCCTCGTAGAAATTGCTGCGCTCGATGTATTCGCGCGCCGTGGCCGAGCACTGCCGATACCATGCCACGGCCTGGTCATCGTCGCGGATCGCGCGCGGCGGCGCAAATTCGAACCACGTTTCCTCCCGCGGGGTCACCAGACTGGCCAGTCCATTGGCCATGATGAGCGCCGCCTGCCGGGGGCTCGAGTCAAACACCTCGCGCGCGGCCGGGATTTCTGGCAGGCCGCCGTCCTTCATGCAGCGAAACGGCATGAAAATTTCCGCCAATTCGTCCCAGTGCCCCTCGAAGGGGTTGCGCGCCGCCTTGAGTGCGTCCCGTTTGCGGATGATCGAGTGGCCGTCCATTTAGCCTCCTAAGAACGAGGTGGTGCTGGGTTGGCCGCCGAGCGTTTGCTGCGGCCCGCTTAAAAACGACTTGGCATAGGCGCTGCGGCGGCGAGCGCGCAGCATGGCATTCTGCCCATCGGTTTCGGCATCCATCGTGCGGGACACAGGGGCCGGCGGTGGCGGTGGCGGTGGAGAAGGGAGATTTGGTTTGCTGCCCATGCGCCAACCGTGCGCCGATCCTCATTTGCACGCTATTTCCCCCTTGGGAAACGGTGAATTCGCAGCCGCTCGCCACGGTGCCAACACAGCCACGGCAGCCTCCACGGCACCACCGCGAGCCATCCTTGCACATCCCCCGCCCACAGCCAGACCATCCAGCAGTCGCCAGTCTCATCCACCTGCCACGGATCCCGCAGCCGCTCCTCGGGCCAGTCGTGCATCACCTGGCGGCCCAGCACAAAGCGATCCGGCCCGGAAATCACATGCCCACCAAACAAATGGGCCTCCAGGATTTCCCGGAAGCCCTCGCCCACGTGCTCGATGTGCCAGCGTGCCGCGGTTTCGTAGGGGCTCATATCCGCTTGTAGTTCCCGGCCTTTGCCACAGTTTGCCGGCGGTGTTGCGGCCGGTATTCCCGAATTACTTCGCCCATGCCCTTGAGCATGCCATTGAGCATTGCCTCGCCCATCATGCGGAAGGCATCCGCATCGTGGGAGGCCCAATCATGCACCGGCTCGCTGCGGATGAACCCGCTCTGCTTGTCCTCCTTGCGGTGGTAGGCTTCCAGGCTATCGCGCAGGTGCTTGGTTTTCTCTTTGTGAAACACCATCCGCGGGAACATCTCGCCGCACTTGTTGATGCCCGGCCACACTTCCCGGCAGCGGGGCAGGATCCGGATCCCTTCCAGCCCGGCCTCCTGCATGGTGTCCTGGAAATTCTTGCCGGTCTTTTCGCTTGCCGCAGCGTCGTGGGGGAAAAAATGCCCGGCATACGGGTAGCCCTTGGCCACCATATGGGCCACCCGCGCCGCTGGCGTCAGGTCCAGATCGGTGTCGTGGTCGATCACATGGATCTCCCGGCCGATGAATTGCCAATACACCGTGCGGGTGTTTTGCGGCGCGCCCAGGTCCCAGCTGGTCCACACCGGCTCGCCACGGTCCCACGGGAAATCCATGATCCGGCCCTCGCTGAGCGCCGCCTCGAGGAACTTGGCATAGATGGCGCCCGGCCTGCCCACGCTGAAGTCGCACTCCATTTCCTGCGCGTAGGCTTCCGGCGTGAGCTTTTTGCGCATCGCGCCCAGTGCTGCCTCGCTCAGGATCCCGCTTTCGCTGGCCTTGAGCATCAGCGCGTAGCTGTCCGGGTCATCCACCGCATCCCGGTAAGCGCGCCAGAACACATTGCGCCCCTTGGGCGTGCCGATCCGCGTGTGCCAGCCGTCGTAATCGAGCAGGCACGGCAGGATCACGAAATCAAAAGCCGCCGGCGGAATGTCCGCATCCTCATCGCTGACCACCCCGTCAAAATACACGCCCCGCATCCGCTCATAATTCTCGCCCGAGTAAAGCCGGATGGTCGCCCCGTTCGGGTAGGTGACTTTCAGCTCCGCCTGGTTGGCGACCGCCCCGGGAATCTTGGCCGTGTAGTCCTGCAGGTAGCCCCACGCAATGTCCTTGGCCTGATCGCGGGTGGGCGCGATGTAGGCGTAGCGCAGCGGCGGGCCCGGCCGCTGGTGGGTCAGCGCACAGGCAATGAGCTTTTGCACCACGGCCACCGTCTTGCCGGCACGGCGGTGCGCCACCAGCACACTCCACCGGTGGCGGCTTTCCAAAAACTCGCGGAAATGCGCCCGCGGTTCGATTCTAATCCTGAGCGTTTCCACCGATCACCACTTCGTATTTCACCGTCATTTTCTCCGGCTCGTTGTAGCCCAGTATCTGCGCCAGTTGCTTGGCGGCCTCGAGCTTGGGCACCATCTTGATCCGGCTGCGCACCACCTCGTCGGCCACCTCCTCGCGCGCCACCTCCTGGGCCAGATCGCTGTCCTCGTCCACCCGCCCCACCGGCGTGCGCAATACCCGGCACAGGTAGCCCACCAGCTCCCAGCGTTCCATCCGGCTGGCCTCCGCCGCCCGGCGCCGCTCGTCCTGTATGTAGCGCGAAACCTTTGGGTTTCTCAAGGCGAGGCTCGCCTGCGTATCGGCGCTCGCACCCCGGGCCGTGAACCCTGCCGCCTCATACGCGCGCCCCGCCGCCATGCCGGTCAGATACAAATCGGCAAATTTCCGCTCGCGCACGTTCAGTCCGTGCTCGTCCACCACCGGCGCACGCTTTTTCACCACTTTCTTGGCCGCCTTCTTGGCCACCTTCTTGGCAGTTACCTTTTTCGCCTTTTTCATAATTGGATGCTATCGTTTTCCGGCCAGATGCGCCAGCACCTTGATCCCCTCGTCACTGAGCCGGTAGGTATGGGCCAGTGGCGGCCCGCCCACCGCAATGAGCCCGTGCCCCTCGAGCCGCTCCAGGCTGTTCCAGGTGCCACTCTGGCTGACCCCGCGCGCCAGATCCATCACCTGCACGAATCGCGGCGGCACCGCACAATGCGCCAGCGCCGTGAGGATGAGCAAATCCACGTCCGTCAGCCCATGGCGGAATTTCCGCTCCACGAATTCCCGCACAAACACCAGCAGCTTGCGCGCCGCACGCCGCGGCCGGGCCGCCGGGCACACCGGCAGCCCATCCACAATTTGCTGGAATTCAAGTTGGGTCATGTGGGTGGGTAAAAAATCGAACAGGTCGCATCAGCCGACCTGCGGCGGGTGCGCATGGCTGTTCTCTAAAGGTAGAATTCCTTCCACGGCGTTCGGGCATATCGCGCACGGCCTACAGGTCTCCGTCAGCAGACACAGTTCGGGGCGTTGACAATTATTGGGCGTGCCTCCTTTCGCGGCGGCGAGCTTGTCCACCCACTGTTTTAGCCATATCTCGATCTGCTCGTGGGTGGCTTCACAAAACGTGTCTCGCATTGAGTTGATGCGGACCGCAGCGATCAATTCGCCGCAGATAAGCGCCAGCCTGTCGCGCTGCTCTATTGCTTCGTTGCGCTCATGCAAGGCGCGAATAGTATCGGTATCGGCTTGAGTCCAATCTGAGAGAGCATTGTCACGATCTCTAAGTGCCGTGGCTAACTCACGTTCAAGCCTGTCGCGCTGGTCACGTGTTTCCGCTAATTCAACGGTGCGCCTATCGCATCTTTCCGCTAATATCACATAAAGCTCACGGCGAAACTCCAAGTCGCTTAACGCTTCGTCCCGCTGTTCCCGCGCCTCTGCCAGCTCGCGTTCAAGGCCTTTCGCAAACCTGCACATTCCGCTGCCCAGCCCTATCGTATCGAGGTGTCCGGATTGCAGTCGCCTCCATTCAGCATCCGTCTCCGGTGTGGCTCGTTCACTCATTGCGCGCCTCCCTTCTTGATTTCCAGCAGCGTGGTGCGGTCCATCAGGCGGCCGATGATCGGCTCGCGGTTGAGATCGCTCAGCACCAGCCCGAAGCCCTCCGGGTGCGCGTTGCTGGAAAACAGCAGCGGCAGTCGGTGGTTTTTGCGGTGGTCCAGAATCTGGAAGAACTGGCTCTCAAAGGCGCTGGTCCATTCGTTCTTGCCCAAGTCATCGATCACCAGCACCCCGGCATGCAGGCACTCGGCCAGATGCTCGCGGGCGTTAGCGGCGATGGTGCGGTCCCGGCTGGAGCGGTCGTGGGCGGCCTCGAGCAGCCGGTTGGCGGTGGTCCAGGTCACCCGGTTGCCGCGCAGGATGGCCGCCTTGGCGGCCAGTGCCAGGCAGCGCGTCT